GTATGATTCCTTTCTGTTGGCAGTACTTCAGGAACACCCTGACCCTAGCCAGCCTGACCTTGCGGGTTGCCCTCTTCCTGTCTGACTTGTCGTTCACCCAAGCATTAACCATATGCTCATCGATCTCTGATGGGTGTTCTTTCTCTATGTCATTCTCCACTAAGAACTGGGTGACGTATGTCTCTGTCAGATTGATTGTATTGGGTGACTTACCAATGGTTCTCCACCAGCTCAACGCTTGACCCAGTATGTTAATACTCGCTTCTGAACATTTCTGCTCGCTGTTTTCTACACTCCTCACGATATTGTTGTTGCTCCTTCTTTAATTGTTTATCTCCTTCTATTCCTAAGATCCTCTCCCTTACCTCGTCTATCTTCGCCTGCCTTCGTGCAATGTGTTTGTGCGTGGATAAGATAGAGTTCTCCTTCTGTAAGATGCGCTGGCGAAGCAGTCTGTTCTGCCCCTCCAACCTCTTCTTCTCGCGGTCGTTGGCTAAGATCTCTGAATAGATACTGTCACGATCCTGCTCCTTTTGCCTGATCTTCTCCTTGAACTCGTCGATTGCAGCTCGGTGCTGCTGAACAAGTCGGCGTTCACTAAGCTGCCGCTCGACGTTCGCTTTCGTTTCTTCGTCTAGTCGCATAGCTGTCCCTCCATTTCTTGATCATAGGTTTGTAATACTCATCCCAACTCCCTGACTTCTTGAGGTAATCAAACTTCGGCCCCTTGTTCAGGTAGTCTCGGACATACTTCATGTCTTTCTGACACAGCATATCCACGCCGCAGCCCTGTGTGAATTTGCGATAGGTAGGCATATCAATACCCTCCCAGCTCTCACACTGGCTCAACGATTCTATTAATCCTATGGGTAGTTCGCTCCTTTTAGAAATTTCCTCTGCGCTCAT